CCTGCTGTAATTGCACGTAATTAATTTAAACCCCCTACGCCAAAGGACCGCGAGAAGTGAAGCCTTTAGTAGCCGCACCACTACCGCGCTGTTTAATACCATCTGTTTTTGGATCTCCTTCACGAACAGGCTTTCCGCTCTGTAGTTCTGGAGTGCGGTACGCAGGAATTTCTTTACCTGGTAAGTTATCGCCTTTAGCTTTACTCATGTTATTTGCCTCCTTTCTGAAAAGCCAGTTTAGCCAAACCACGCCCAACAGCCTTAGTAGCTTCCTGTGAACGACCAATAGATTTCTTGCCGCCAGTTTCATCACCTACACTTGCGCCATCTATCTTAGCACCAGGCGATTTAGTTTTACCTTTTTGTGCAACCCCATCTTCTTTTCTAGCCATTTTCATCTCCTACGAAGTTGTAATAGTTACAGTGCCAACAGCACCAACACCCACCAAAGAATTTGTCATGTAGTTGAACATATCGTTTTGAAGACCAACAGGAGCGAACCCCCATTCTAATGTTCGTGATGCTATTAGCGATGTTGGATATGATAGGCTTAAATCACGCCGTGGGTTGCGTACGGCCTGCGGATCTAAAAAAACATCGCTGTACATACCCAGAAGTAACTGCGGTTGATCAGGGTCAAAGCACTCTGGGCACACCATAATATTAGTTATTTTAGTCTTTATCGTTAATGGTTTCAGCTCTTTAAGCATATAGCGCTGACCACAACGATCGCATTCCGCTATGCTATTCTTACCAGAACTGAATTTATTGCCCATTATTAATTCATCATCGTATTGCGAGGAACTAGGCGTATTGGGGCCTTTTCTCGATCTTCGTCCATAGCTAACTGCAACGCTGCATCGTACATCTGTTTGAGCGCCATTATGCGCTGAGCGTCTGCGTTGGGAAGTTTAAGCACCAGCATATATGCAAGCCCAGCCACCAGGGCGTTCTGGAACCTGAACGGTATGTCCTGCACATTTACGCCGCCACCAGCATCTTGTAACCTGCGCATACGCCAGTAATGAAACACCCATGGCTGCGTGCCGTCTGGTGCTGGCCACACCGTGAACTGCGGGCTGTGATCTGGAGTTGCGCCTGTTGGGTACGTTTGCCCAGACTGCCGGTTGATCCACACCTGAATAGGCCGCCCCTGTACCAACTTGTTAGGTATCGTAGAGTACGTTGAAACTGATATCCGGCTTATATTTATGTCCGACTGGTTGTTCTGCTGCCCGGAGTTACTACGAATGACATGCTCAATAAGATCAACAGTATCAGCAGGAAGATCATATGTAATTACCCCTTGAGTTAATATTTGCTCACCTTCATCTATCGTCCATAAATTTATGCCGATGTTAGCCCATTCCGACAACAAAAAATTCAAAGAGCGGCGTGCAGTACGAAAATCATACCCACTACGTGCCTCTGATCCGGCGCGCTCGAAGGCTTCTTCCGCCAGCTCGCTTAAATCAGGGTTGAATATCGTTGTGCCGGACGTAGCAGCCATTATTTTTTCTTAAATCCCTTCAAAGTTTCTGCAAGTCGGGCTCGCTTACCTAATGTCCCAGAAGACTTAGCAGCTTTTGCCAGCTTCTTGGCAGGTATTTTTTCACCTTTCGGCACATGCAGTTGTTCATGTAAGGCACCCGGTTTCTTTATTGCTCCAGCTATCCAATTTTTAGCCACTTTGCCCTCCTTCGGGTGTTTTGTCTGCGCCTTCTTGGGCTGTTGATGTGCCTGGTGAAGTTGCGGTATTGGCTTGGACTTGGGGAACAGCCTGTGTTTTAATCTTTTCAATAAGCTCATGAACTGTTTCATAGGATTGTTTCGCCAATGAGGATAAAATTAAATTCACTTCTTCAAGCGTATGTGACAGAATAATCATATAAAGCGCACCTTAGTTTTTCCTTTAGTTTCAATACCACCGCCTCTGGCCATTTTCTTTACTTTCCCGCCTTTTTTAAATAGTGCAGCAGACTGCGGGGCACTGGGCGATGGAGCTGGAGTCATATCAGGGGCAAATAAAGACTGTGATGCATCGGCTGGCAATACATCATTTGCCAGAATATTCGTAGTCTGATTAAGTTTGCGCGCCATTTAACAAATACGCCCGCGAGTCTTACCTTTAATTTCAATACCACCACCACGAGATAACCGTTTAACAGCGCCACCTTTCTTCATCGCAGGTTCTTTAGCTTTAGTATGGCCTTTCTTCTGGTCGGCATGCTCACCAAACTTCATTTTCTTTTCGCCAGCTTCAATTTCAGGATCTTCTTTACTAACCTTGCCGCCATCAGCCATTTTCCTGACAGCACCACCTTTCTTCATGCCGGGAGGAGGGCCGCCAGCACCTGGAGGAGGGCCGCCAGCACCTGGAGGAGGAGCACCCATACCAGGAGGAGGGCCTTGTGGGGCTGCCCCGGGGGGAGGGCCGCCTTGTTGTTGAGCAGCTTGTTGCATGGCCGCTTGTTGTAGGGCCTGTTGCATCAAGGCGTCGCGAGCTTTACCTTCAGAACGTTTTTTCATGTCACCACCTTTTGAGAATTTTTTGCCTTTATCCGCAGAAGCAAATTCTTTGCCTACTGCTTGGGGAACACCCCCAAACCCACCTTTTGTATGCGCCGCTGCACGCATTAACCTAGCTTGTGCCGCCGATTTACTAGGCATTATTTACAATTCCATCTTTTCAAGCTTGCGGCCTTTCTTGTTGGGCGACCTTTTTCATCCTTCATTGGGCCGGGCATTCCAGACATCCGCGCACAAAATGATTTTTGCCTTGCACCGCCTTGCGGCTGCGGAGCCTTTAAATGACTTCCAGTAGCCTTGTTGTACTTGGCGCGGCCTTTAGCTGTAAGTCCAGCACCCTTATATACCGGAAGCTTTTCGCCACGCCCTACGGCCAAAGATACTTTTTTAGTCATTTCCAGTGCGTCTGAAGATTGGCCGCAATATATCCGGTAATTCCAACAACTCCGGACCATACTAAAGCAGCTAAAGACTTTTCAATAATCGCCTTACGTAACTCCGCTCTTTCTGCTTCGGCTTGAATTGCAAGCCTCACCCACTTTACTTCTTCTATGCTAAGGGGGTGTACGCGCAGCGCATCAGCTACCGCTTCTTTGATCAGGTCCGTTACGTTTTCTTTTGTATGGGCAAGTATGTCTTCTGAAAACGTTTCTTTAAACACAGTATTATCCATAACAAACTGTAACGCCAGTAACATTTACTACTGTAGCGTATACGCCGTTGTAGGCTAGAATTCCTTCCCCCGGAATGTCGATTGAAATCGGGTTTGTAGACGTTCCAAAGGCAAGTTGGTATATGACGTTGCCAGAACCGGTAGTGGCGTTGTCGTACAAAATAATTGACCCTGCAGTACCTGTACCATGGGCCAAAATCTGCTTGACCCTAGTACGCCCTGCAAAAAGTGCGGCGGACGTATTGGTATACGCCGCTTTTACGTCTGTCTGCATCGTCATGATGATTCTCCTTTAGCAAGAGCCACCATGTTTCATTTTCTTCACTTTATGCTGCTCATGTTCATGGCCATCGCCACCATAAAACTTTTCAACATGATCTACATTGTGAATGTGGCCCCCATCAGCATACTCATCCATCACATGCTCGTGGTTCATCTTATGTTTTGGGACACCTTTTTCTTCCATTCCATCTGCATTTTTATGTGCCATGACTAGCTCCTAATTAAACGTTAAGGTAGGGGTATGTAGTTTGGTTGCCCAGGTTGCTATCCGTTTGGCAATACTCCAGCTGCAGATAAAATAACCCAGCTAGTGAAGTGGCCGTAGTAAGCGCAGTTCCCACTATAGCCAGGGTAAACACAACTTGTGACAAATTAGGCGCATTAGCCTGCAGAATATCCGTGCTGGTGCTGTTCAAGTTTGTAAGGGTTGTTGCAGTAGCAGTAGCGATGGCTTGCCAACCAACAGCAGTAACGGCTGCGGTAGCAGCATAAGTAGGCGTACCAGCAGCTGCTGTGTAGTTATTTGATACATACGGAGTTAAGGTAGTCAAAGCTGCTGTACCGCCTGCCACTGCAGGAACGACTCCGCATCCGACGTTAATCTGCGTGATTATGCTGCTCGTAGGAACATACATCACAACGCCGCGATAGATGGTAGTGGCAGTATCTGCGGGGATTGTTTGCACAGCAGAAGGATACGTAGAGGAGCTCGGAGTATAAACTGTAGCAGCCAGATTTTGTCCATTGGCACCTGAAGCATAGTTACTGGCCACAAATACACCGGAACCGCCTGCATAGTTGGCAGTTTGCGAATTAGTTACGGAAAGATCAATTACTGCGGTTTGAAAGAGATTGGTGCTGCCGACATTACGAAAAGCGCTTTGACGCACAGTACCCGACAGAATCGGGCCAGCAAACGTGGAACGAGCCATGATTTTTCCTTATGCAAAAGTACCCACGCCATCGTTGCATCGTCTGCTGGGGCAGTGCGGCGGGGCAATCACCCAGGTTTATGTATATATACTCCTATTCTTGTAGTAGTGCAATAGGCTTTTTGATACATTTAAACTGCAGCCCTTTGTAAAAGACCCCGCCGAAGCGGGGTCTAGTTTGCTGCAAGTGCTTAGTTTAGAACGAACCAGGTGAACCCCAGACTCCGAGCGGATCCGACCAGCCAAAGCTGTACCGCTCTCTACTTTTGTACCGAACATTTCCCGTATCAAAGTCACCATCCATGGAATTCTGCAGAGGTGTACGAACAAAGTGCTTCAAGCCATTTGGCACATCGGTGGTGAGGAACCAAGCATTTACGTCAGTCAAGAAGTGATTGATAACGTAGCCTTCTGCAACAGTACCGTTGTTATTAATGGCACTGATGTCATTGTCAGTAGTTCCTACACGCAGCTTAGTATCCAGCAAACGGGTAGCAACGAACTGCAGGGTGGGAGGAATAACTAGCTTCTTGGGTTTAGCAGCAAGCAACAAGCCGCGTTCATCTGTCCAAGCAGCAATTTGAATGGTGGCAGCTTCAATAGCCGTTTCATTCAAATCCACACCTGCTGCAGGACGGTTAGCATTTACGCCGCCGCCAATCAAGGGGTGTGAGGAAGAGAACAAGGGCACAGCATCGCCACCGTTGTAGCCGGTAGTAAAGCCGTTGTTAAGGGTAGATGCAGCCTTAACCTGTTTGGTATATGCCATACCACGAGCCAAGGCCTTGGTATACCGAGCTGACAGGCTATCGTACAAATTGTCTTCGATAGCTTCTTCAGTAATTGCAAAACCCAAAGCAACGGTTTCATGTTGATACCGAGTCGTCCATGCTTCTTGTGCGGTGTCGTAGTCGATGCCTTGACCTTCAACCTTTACAGGTGCTGCACTGAAACCAGACAGCTTGGTTTCTTCTTCAAAGCTACGTTCAGAAGTTTCTTCCTCATAAATTTCTTTATGCTCTTCGCCGTAGCGCTTGTACTCCAACCCAAATAAGGCATTAAGCCCTGGAAGGAGTTCCTTTAACAGTTGCGATCTTGAGATGGCCATTATAAAACTCCTTAGTTGGGGGTTGAGTTGTAATACGAGTGCACGCCGAAGTTAAACTTAACAATCACTTCAGGGTACAGATCGTTCACACTCTCAAAGTTTGCGGAACCTGGTACCGTTTGATTACTGTTCAGGAAATCAACAATGCGTACTGCGTAAGTAGCAGTAGATGCGGATGCTGAAGACGCGGCCAGGGACCAAAGAGCATTACCAGTAACAGTGCTGCCACGGTTTGCATCAGCCGTTGAAGTAGGAACCTTCAATTGAGCATTAAGGCCGATAGGCAGTACAGGAGTGCCATAAGCAAAAGCAATGGGATTGGACATGCCTGTGAAGGTAGTGCCATCAGATTGGATCAGGAACAGTTGATCTGGATCTTCCACAACGCGAATAAAGATGTTGGTATAGCCAGCAGTAATTGCGTTAGCTGGCAGATACTGCGCATACAGAGGATACCCAAGACTATTGCCTGCTGCTAACTGGTAGCGAACACCAACGCAAACACCAACCAGGCCAGAGGTAGTAGTAGTAGGGCCAGTCACTGCTGCAGTATATGGCGCTGGAATGCCTGCAGCCGTAACAACCATATCACCGTTGAAAAAAGCATAAGTATTATTAGCAGTCAGCGGGATTTCACGAATTCCGCCCCCATTGAACTTTTGTGATCCAATGAGGCTAATAGGACGTAAGCCGAAAGGACTTGCGATTTTAGCCATTTGAAAAACTCCCTAAGTTAATTATCACCTGTTCCGAAAGTTACCTTAGTTTTGCGGTCCTTAAACAGGGGCATACGCGGGTCACTTTCTCGCATAAAACTGTTGTCTACGGAAACAATCTGGTTTTCAGCCTGTTTCTCATAGTACTTATTACGTTTAAGCATTTTCTCTTCCGGCGCTTTACACAGCATCAGCCCACCAATTTCGATGTTGCCTGATGCATCCCCCAAAACTTCCATCTGCGGTTGGTCAACAGCCTTTACGGGCTCCCAGCCTTCACGCATTTTCTTGGAGACGTTAGAGTTGTCTGGCTTACTCATAATGTGTGTTGCAATCCACCTGAAAACCCACCCTGGTTCCGGTATAGGTTCTGGCAATACGCCAGGAGGTATATACGCATCATCTCGCATTTGCTTATCACGGGTATTCATTTCTCGTTCGGATCTAGCCATTTTAATGCTCCTTATTAACCTTGTTGTTTAGCTACTTGTTTAGCGTACTCTTCAAGAGGGACGCCTAAGCGTTTCGCCAGAGCTACCTGTGTCTTGGTAAGCACAACTTTCCGTGTGGCCGTAGAGCGAGTAGCCGGAGCTACAACACTGTTTGGTTTGCGGGGGGTTTCTGGAGACTGGCTGATTTCCTCGAAATATGAGGGAAACCGTGAACGAACGCGAGCATCAATTTTCTTGAAGTACTCGTCAGAGCGGGGATCAATCCCGGAGTGAACTAACTGCTTATGCGCTATCAGAGCCACGGAAGTCATTTCTTCATGATCTGGGATATCTGTATCGCCAAACCATGGATTGCGGGCCTGCCATTTGGCAGTTTTCTCGTCAATCCTGGGTGATTCTGGTTGCTGTTGCTGATTATATACAGGAGTTTCAGCAGCTTGTAAAGGGGCTGGCCTAAAGTTCTTTGCCTGGGTCAACTCCAGTGTTGCCGCCATCATCTCTTCCTGGGCCGCCACAAGGTCATCTGTATTAAAATCATCGTGGGCTTTTTTATACTTTGCCTTGGCCATATCAAGTTTGGCCTGAGCTCCGGCTGCAGCTACCTGCCCATAAGCCTGCCGCCCATTATTGACATATTCTTTTAACTGTTTGTTTTCATTAAGAATTTGTTGGGCATAACGCTCCAGCTCCAGTTTTTCACGAGTGGTCTGCTCTTTTGCGCGCCGCTCATCATGCCTGGCATGCGTCAACTCACTTATTCGCTCCTTTACCTGAGCGCTATAAGCCTGCAATTCCTCATCAGTTGGATCTTCCACTGGTTTTGCAAGGGGCTTTCGGCCTTTATCATAAAGCGGCGTATCATCAACAACCTCTATATTTGCTGGAATATCCTCTTCCACAGAAAACTCAACCTTACCGCCAGCTTCATCAAGAAACGTAAAAGCGTCCACTTCTACTGGTTTTACTGCGGCTGCTTCAGCCATGATTAACTCCTTTCAGTGCGCGGCAATTAAACGTGGTGCCGTGATAATCCACGTGGATCTTGAACTGTGCCTTCTACCTGGTCATCATTAAGCATGCGGAATTCACGCCCCCAGATCTTAAACCGCGTACCAGAATAGGTACGTACTATGATGAAATCGCCTTCCTTACACCATGCCACACCATCAAACTTTGGATCTTTATAGGCAGTGGGGCCCACTTTAACTACAAACAGCACCACCGTCGCAATTTCATCTTCTTTGCGATACTGGTCTGGACGGACTATAGTATCAGAACCTTCAACCTTTTCAGACACTTCCGGCAGCGCGCACAGTATTTTCCATCCTGCTGGCTCTGGCAATTGTTGGGCTTTTTCCGCATCAGAACGAACATCGCCTGCTGGTTCTTCCAGTACTTCAGCTTCATTTAACGGGTTTATTAGCGCAATCCTACTCATCTTCTGGTTCCTCTTGGGTTTTAGCGATATCTTTTACAATATCGAGTGCTAGGGCAATCCCCCGCAATATTCCGCAGGCAAACTTGTATTCATCAAAAGACTTAAAAACCCCTCTCATTATCTCTTCCTGGTGAACAGTTTCCACTCCTTTCAGGCGTTCTTGCACTACTTCGATGACTGTTTTCATCCTTTATCCCCCTTGGCAGGCGCAGGTTCTGGCTCAGCAGCTTGTATTTCAGTTTGTTGTGCGTGCTCTGCAGCTTGCTGGCTAGCCTGGTGTGCATGCTCTGTAGCCTGCTGTTCGGCGTTTTGGCCGTGTTGCAGTATTTCAAGCCCTTCTTTATGCGTGTGTTCTTGATTCTGCTGCTCATTATCCTGACCATGCTGCATTATCTGCAGAGCTGCCTGGTGGTGGTGGTCGTGTTTCTGCTTCTTGTGAGCATCCTGGCGCGCAGCCTGCCGATCCTGCATTTCAGCTTTGTGCTTGGAAATATCTACACCTGTCTGCACTCCTGTCTGTTTCTCTTGGGACTGCAGGGTTGCTTTCTTGTGGGACAAATCTATGCCCATCTGCGTGCCTTTAAACTGCAAATCCTTCTCTACCTTATCTTTATCAGCCTGGGCTTGTGCGGCACGAAGTTGTGCATCACTAGCAACTTTAGCCTTTTCTATCTGCAGACGCTCCTGGGCAATCTGGAAGTCCTGTTGATCTTTCTGCTGCTTACGCTGTAACTCGCCCATGGCAATCTTCTGGTCCTGCAACTGTGCTTGTATAACCGGATCTTGCTGGTTCTGCTGTGCCTGCTTCTGGGCAGCCATTTGTTGAGACTGTGCTAGTACTTGCGGAGCTGCCTGCGCCAGCATTTTTGACAACTGAATCTCCATTTCAGGAGGAACTTCATCATCCGGCATCGGTAAGTTCATACCCATGGCCAATTGCATCTGCGCCCGATATTCAAACCCCACATGCTGGGTAATGTGCGCTTGCAGCGCAGCTTGTATGGCTGGAGCTTGTGGATTTTGCCCGATCAACTGTTGAATCATCGGATCTTGCATAGCCATCTGGTGAACCTGGATGTGTGATCTGTGATCCTGAAACACGAACGCTTTAAGTGGTTTGCACTCAAGCGCATCCAGATTCTCCGTCACTGGATCTGTCGGTTTGCTGTCGTCATCCTCATCGGGAATAATCTTATCAATGTTTTTAATGCCCAGCACACTCAGCATCTGGCGGTGCAAATGAGGCAGATCATAAATTTGTGGCGCTGTAGTAGATAACTGCACAGCTGCCTGGTACTGCACAACGCGCTGCGCCATAGTTGAAGCGTTCGGATCTGATACAGGGTAAATATTCGTATCACTGTAATCTTCCTGCTTGGCCCGCTTGCCTTTAGGCGGCGTGAAATCATAATCTTCCGGCGCGTTATTTTTTATGATTTCGGCCAATAACTGCAACTCTTGTTTGAATGCATAGTGCACTCGCGCCTGTACTGCAGACATTACTTTCAGTTGCCGTTCCAGAATTGCCAGAGTAGATCCGACAGGGCCCTGGTTGTTCAGATCTGGAATTATGGAGTCGCTGCTGGATGCGAACGAGCGCCCTTCTTCAATAATAGTACCCAGCAAATTAAACAACGTTCCGCTTGGTTCCTTATATGGCAACGGCATGATGTTGTCTTTAATCGTGCCACTACCAACATCCACATCACGAAACTCTCCCGGTGAAATTGGAGTGTCATCACCTTTAATACGCAGCCCGCGAGTTTTTAATCCACCTGGCAAATTAGCCAGCGTACCTGCATCAACCAATTGGCGCGTTAATGACGTAGCGCTTTTAGCAAACCCGCCAACCAGATGAATCAACCCGAACCCATAAGCTCCGAATCCAGGAATGTACTGATAGTGTACGAAGTGCTGCCTGCGAATTTTATCTTTGTCACCTTCTTTCCAGTTGCGGCGAATCGCTACAACTTCACCATCTTCCAGTATCGTAACTACATATGGCAACGCTAGCCCTGTGGGTTCCCCGCCTTTATCCTTATCTTCAAACCCCGGCAGATCAAGATCAACTAAACTTTCATACAACGTATGACGATCATCGTTTATTGCACTAAGCCCGGACTCTTTATCCTTTGCTCGCTGGATAGTGTCTGTGCTCATCTGCACAGGCTCACCAATATCAAACTCTTTATAAAACCCGGAATAAATTAAGCGTTTGAGTTCATTCTCAGTCTTGCGCATCATGTGCGTTACACGATGGCATGTAGTTAACTCTGATGTGCCATATGGCAGATATACATCTTCTGCTGGAACAAACACAGACGTCTGGCGGTTAAGTGTGGCATCTTCGTAGACTTTCTTGAACGCTGATCCTGCTGTTGCCAGGTTCCACAGCATCCGTTCGTGCTCAGGACGGAACTCCGGCATCTTTTCTGTGAGGATATAATTCATGTCCTCTTCAACACGCGCTGCTGCATCTTCCTTCTCTGGTGTTATGTCCCCCAGGATATGTGTCTTGACAGGCCCCGCTGCAGGGAATGTTTCCAGTATTGTTTCTGCCTGGAACCTTACAACAGCTTCCGTAATCATCGGGTGGAATATCCCGCATGCCCCATCCCACGGCTCAGTACGCTCTTCATAACCGAGCCCCATCAACTTGATGCCTTCCTTGTATGTCTTCTCCCACTCTACCCGACTGCGTTTATCATTGCCTATATCCTCCAGCAACTCAGAACCTATGGTGCTGAGCTCTCCTTTATCCAGATACTCTGCCAGGTTCACAGCAAAATCTTTCTCGCCCTTCTCCAGGTGAATTTCAACTCCGCCCGCATTTATTGTTACGGCTTCGGGATCCTCAATTTCAATCTCCACGCCCGGCTCATCCGGTTCTTGCTCTAGCTTACGCATTGGGTTTGTGTAGAGGGGTTTAGTTATTGCCATGATTTATCCTAGTAGTATGCCGCCCTGTGGCGGAATGTGTTGGGCTCATCTGCTTCATCTACCGGCAGCGGAATAAACCCGCCCTGCCTGAATCTTAGTATCGCTTGTGTACAGGTGTCCGCGAGGTCATCGTGCTCACCTTGCGGGTATGCAGCCATCTCCTCTATCACATCCCGCGCCCACCGTTTCGCCGGGGCCCACACCTTGCCGGATGCAAATACGTCAGCTACTGCATTTATCCGCACGGTCTTGTCATTACCCCTGCTGGGACTATACTCTGAAATCGGGATCCCGGCACGCCTGAGCTCCTGTATCAATGGGGCCCCTGCCGCTTTCTTTTCAATGATGCAAATATCCGGTTCCCACTCCTTGTATGCCTCCAGTGCGCGCTTCTTCAGTTCAGGGAACTCATACCTGCCTTTGAATGCATCCAGCAGGATAATGTGCATAGTATCCCCTTCGTTCTCGTTCAGGAACAACCCCCAGGTAGTACACGCCGAATAGTCCGCCGAGGTCTTGGCTTCATGGGCTGTATCCCAACTCTGCAGTATGAATGTGCATAATGGTGGTTTTTCAGACGCCCATTCCCGCCACATCTCCCGCTTGATTATGGCCGCTTCTTCCGAGGTGGGCTGCTGCTGGTACTGTGCGTTCCAGTACTGGGCATCCAGGGTTGCCTTGGTTTTGTTGAGTTCTTCCACTGGCCACTTCTCCGGCCACAAACTTTTCCCACTAGGCAATATCGCTGGAAATTCAATGACTTCCCACTGGTCTGCGTCGGGATTCTTGGCCTGGTACTCCAGCAACCTGCCTGTCAGGTCTATGGGCGACCACCGGGTCATAACGAGTATAATGGCTCCGCCCCACATAAGACGCTGCCGTGGGCCGGTCTGGTACCACATCCACGCCTGGTCGAACACCGTTTTTGTACCTGACCTTGCATCCTGCTCTGAGTTATGCGTTACGACATACCCTCGGCCAACTAGAAACAACCCGTCTTTACGAGCTACCGTTATACACTGCACACTACCTTTTTCTTCCAGCATGCGTACAGTAAAAGATCTGCACTGCTTATCTGTGGGGGTGAAAGTGCGTGTATTCTTTCTAGGCATTCTGAAAGAGTCTTTAAGCTTAAAATTAATCCTATAGTCTAGTTTACGAGATGCGTGCCGCCCCCTTTTATCTTCATAAACACACATTCTTGCTTTCACGCCTAAACTTTGTAGCAGCTCACGAAACCCTAGTGCGAGTGTGTGGTTGGTGTTTTGAAAGCTGCACTGCCCCGCTTCTGTGCAGGTGCCGTCTGTGTCCATTAGCCCTTGTAGAAGCGCTATACGCTGGGCTACACTGCCTATCAAGTATGCTTCTGGTATGTGCTTATTATTCAGCACATTAAGGGCTGTTAGTTGAGCTCGTAGCCCTAGTACCCCAAAAGAATACAAGTCTTTATGTGTTGTAGTCGTGTATCCAGCAGCTATGAACTGCCCCCGCATAAACACCGCATCGTCTGGATGAGAAGTCATTCTGCCCAAACTAGAAGTGCCGTCTCCTAACCATGCGCCTAATATGTAGGGGTCTATTGGGAGTGTCTGTTCTGCGTACTCCACGGCTTTGTGCCGTGGCATACACGGTAGGCTAGTTTTATCCCAGTAAGCCAAGTCCCTGGCAGTGCTATTTTTGTGACGTGCGAAAAGTTTGGTGTCAGAACGGTAGTTCCACAGGTGGCCGCCATCACACTTAATAATCTCCCCATCGTTCGTAGCAACTTCATATAGTGGCCTATCATCCCAAACCATAGACTTACTAAGAACCTCTGTTGGTACACCATCTGGGCCAAATACAAAATCGCCAACCTTCAAGTCTGATACAGTTTTAAACCCCTGAGTAGTGGCCACCAATGTGCTAACTTCAAGGGCGTGGGGGTCGTCAATTACCAATAAATCCGCACCGCGTCCAGCCAGCGCGCCACCTACACCAACTGCATAATACTTACCGCCAACGGATGTGTTCCACGCCCCTGCGCTCTTAGAGTCCCCGGATAACTGCGTCCCTGGGAATATGCGCTGGTACTCAGGAGTGGTTATAAGATTCCGTACACGCCGCCCAAAATCTTCGGAGAGGGACGCAGTGTGGGTTGCCATGATGATTTTAGCGTCTGGCTTCTGGCCCAGGAACCATGCAGGGAATAAATACGATGAGAGTTCTGATTTACCAAACCGTGGGGCTATGTTAATGATTATGCGTTTTTTTGTACCGTCAGCCACGGCTTTAAATAGTTCAGCCATGCGTTTGTGGTGCGCACCCACTGAATAGCCCGGATAAACGGCATGGGCAAAGGGTACCAGGTCTATTTTTGCTGTATCAGCCTGCAGGCGCTGAGTTTTTTCATCTAAAAGATCAATAATACGGAGTTTTTCAGCACTGCTGAGGGCTGATAATGGGATTTTACCTGAGACAATATCGTCGATTTGGGCGTTATTCAGCACCTGGTACCTGCATTTCTTGTGTTTCTACTGCATCCAAGGGCTGCATTACCGCAATTTGTGGCACTAGCTCCCCATCGACGACCTCCGTCGGCCTGGAAAATGATGCATACTGGGCCAATCGCTGCTTCAACTCCTCATCCAGTTCAATATCGGACATGTTTTTCTTCTCAATCTTGATTTGTTCCGTAAATAAGCCGATTTCAGTTACTTTTCCCAGCAATTCTATGGATTTCAAACGTATTTTGGCGTCTTTATTGTCTTTAACCTCACTTAATAGCTCTGATACAAGGTAGCTCCTGATTTCCTGGGCTTGTTCTACGAATGCCCAGTTGTATGCAGTCAGCATGCCTACCAACTCACGCACTACTTCCGGCGTTTTGATATTAGATACTGCGTTTTTCTTGATGTTTTCAGAGGCTTCAAGGGAAGTCATGGCTGTAAATGCTTCCCCCACTTCCCGTTGCATGATGCTTTGCAGCGCTTCTTCTTCAGTGCTGCCACCGAGCTCTTTTATCCATTGAGATGTGCGAAATTTAGCATCAAGTTCATCTGAAGCGGAGATTCTGTGGCTTTCAGTGAAGCCGTCTTTTGGCGAAGCAAGTATTTCCGGGATGTATTTACCCGCGTTTATTGTGCCAGATACCAGGTCTTCAAACATGTTTTTGCGGAGTTGTTGTAACCCCGTGTTATTGCTGTAGTTTTACAATATCGTATTTTATGCTATTATGCAATGGTTTCTCCTTGTAGTCGGGGTTCCCCAACCCCCTTCGCCTCCAA